ACCACCAAGTGTATCAATAGCAACATAACCTTCTTGACCGGTTGTTTTATAACCGTTTGTAGTTTTCAAGAAAGTATCGATGCTACCTAACTTATTAAGGATATTTATAAGTTTTAATTTCGCCATTACGATAGATTGTTGCAAATCGAACATTTTTTTCAAAGAAACTTTATTTTTTGCTGAGAAAAATGCTAATATATCATTCAATTTTTTCTGTTGAGCAGCTTTACCAGCAGCAGTTGATCTTTTGTCTATTTCTTTTTTGTACCGCGCATTAATCCACGCAACCAACTTATTAACGTGGGCCCGAGTGTTAGTAACAATTTGACCTTGACGTACATAACTATTATTGAAAGTTTCAATGAGACCAGCAAGATCTTTATTAGATTCCAAAGTCCTAAGCGTGTTACCACTGATTTGATTGAAGATTTTACCTGCGTTAGAAAGGTGAGCATTAACTTCCTCCGTATCTTTCTTAGACATTGTATATTTTGTCATGTCTCTTAGCATAGCATCTTGAGACCAAACATTTTTTGACTTTCTTAACTTAGTGACGTCAACACCATAAGATGCCTTTAATGATTCGAATGATGATCCCGTGTAGGTCGTATGCCATACAACACCGATCTTTTTCGATTGTACATCCCTGGCCATTTCCGTGCCTGCCGGTATTGCATATACGATAGTATTAGGATGAAAGGTAATGTAGTCATCCCCCTTGATTTTGCTTTTTTTAACGTCGCCTGGACTAAAGAGAAGATCACCTTGTATAATTCCTTTAATTCCTAGTTCGGGAAAATATTGAAGAGCGAGCTTAAGCTTTGTATTGAGATCGCCGCTAGTAGCAGCATCGATATCAGCATCGTTCTTGTATATTTCGGGAGATTTGTTAAAGATCCCTTTCTTCGCCACGAAGAATCTTCCATCGCTAGGATCAATCCCAGCAAACACAGCAGGAGCACCGTCCCATTTAAGAGATACGTTTCCATCATGTTGTCCTCCTAACATATCACGCAATGATCGCAATGCCATAATAGCGTCACGCGTGCCTTTAACACCGCCATAAAGAACCTTATCTTCGATATGAGTCATATGTGTATTTTTTTGTTCTGTAATAAATTCTGCGAATGACATTATTCATAGACCTTTACATAGATTGAAGATTCAGCTGTTTTAGACCCGGCGTAATTAACTAAGTCAGTTACAAATGCACTTGACTTACCATTGTTTTTATTTTTTTCTAGCATAGAACAAACATGAGTTGCTGCAAGTTTACTATGCAATTGTATTGCAGTTTGTTTTGTCATGTCCTCAAAAAATAAAGCTTTATTAGTAATATTAGGATGCACTGTTTTTGCCATATTGAAAAAATTATTGGCATAACTTGACTTTGCACCTCTGCTTTTTAAATCTTTAGCATGACGTACTAATTCAGGATTTGTTGGCATATTATAATTCATTCTCTTTTTTGCTGACTGACTAACTTGGGCCCAAGAAGCTCTGCCTCCTCGTGCAGTTTTTAATGTGATTTCCATATTCGGCGAGGCAAATGCAGCAGAAGCTCTAACATCCATTTTACTTGTAGTATCAAAATAAACATTTCCCATTTTACTTCTAAAAAATGATTCTCCGAGTTTTGCAAATTTAGCCATTAGCGATGAACGTGTATACGTATGCGAATCAAGTTCTTCTGTTCTATTTTGTTCAACGATTTTCATACCAGCTTCGGTCTGAATTTTTTTAAGAGATATACCAACAATTTTTCTATCATCAAAGGCTTGTACTAAATCTGCATTCAATTGAGTTACTGAATCACTTGATAATGTAGTATCAACATTAACACCACGAGCTACAGCCCATATATCTCCAGGATTCCATTTGTCATCTGTTAATTTTATTATACCAGAATTTCTAAATGCTGTATTTTTAAGTGTGTATATTTTTTTCATAACATCTGAACCACGATGCATTGTCATACCAGATTTTATATAACCTTTTTGCATAAGAATTTTTGTAGTCCAATAAGATGACCAATGCCATGATGGATCTAGTTTCATCATTTCTTCAAATGATAGACCATCTAATTCAGCTTTAGCATATGCTTGTTTTAATTTTGTCTGTGTATACTTTTCAAATGCTTGAACTCTACCACCTAGCATAGCGTGGATCCATACACATTGCAAACCTTCTGCGTATGCAGTTTGTGCAGTGCCTCCACCTGATCCACCTGTTCCTCCTCCAAAAATAGGTGATTTACCAATTTGTGAAGATGAAATTTCTCCTGTACTTGTACTTAATTTAACGGGCTTCATAGTAGACTGTAATGTATTTACAGCGTCTTGATTTTCTTTTGTATTATTAATTGTGACTTCTTTACCAGTATTTAATGGAATAGAAATATTATCACTAATAATCTTTCTTAGTATATCTAAACGTGGCTCATTTGTTTGTGCATTAGGTTTATCCCATTGCGAAGGAACCATTTTTACATAATTCATTTTACCCTCATTTAAATAAGTTATAAATCTAAGCACAATTTACTCCATTAAAGTATTATACCCATATTTATAATAAATGTAAACCTAATAAAATTTGCTTTTAGATAAATAAAATAATGTTGAGAGTAAATGTCTCTCATAACTACTAGAGGAGGCACTATATGGAAGTGCTAAATAAAATTAAACAATGGGCTGGTGCACTAGCCGACGTTGGTATCAGCGTAGCAGCACTAGCAATCGTTGTTGAAGTTCTTGGTCTTGGCAATATGCCATTCATGCCACAAGGGCTAAGCGTAGTCGAGAACGTTTCTTCGATGCTCAGTACATTAGGGTCACACGGGATTATGGGTCTTATTGCTGTCTGGGTTCTTTGGGGAATCTGGAATAGAAAATAAGATGAGAAAAGGGGAGAAAAGATCTCCCCTTTTTTTAATTACTTACGTCCTAAGTACTTGGGCACGCCTGCTTCTTTTTTAGCCAGCCATCTTTTATACCAAGCTAATAGCCACTTCATTTGTGATCACTGTTTCTCTTGTGTTCATCGTTTCTCTTACTTTCATTAAATTTTTTAATTCCGTATTGCCTTTGTTTTGCTATAGCCTTTGGATCTAAGTGATCAAATCCACTGACACCAGCATCTTTAGCCCACGCATAAATCATATCTAGTTTATGTGCTTTCATTTTGAATTCCTTTTAAATCATCGATTAAGGTATCTATATGTTCTGGATTTTCATCAATTTGAGTTCGAGCTGTATACAATCTTTCGAGTCTTTGTTTTACTGCACGAGGTTTACGTTTACTATTTTCCCAAAATTCAATTTCAGAATTAATTTTATCTTTTCCCATGCTAATAGCTTTAGCATCTCTAGTCACAGATCTTAATACATTCATTACTCGTGTTCTCCGCCTTTATCTTGTGGATCTAATTTAATTTTTTTACCATCCATCCACATATAATTTCTTGCACGACTAGGAGTAGATGTGGGAAAACTGGAAAAAAAGTTTGGATTGCGTTTAGCTGTTTCAAATGTTCCTACTGTTATTGCAATTGCAGCAAGTAATATAACATGAATAACAGCACTGATGCCAAATGCAGTCCAACTGCCAACAATAAACGCAAATACTATACACCACATCCAAGCTAACACTTGCATTACTAAATGTCGCACTTGAAGATCTGGAATATTACTTAACGGATTTCGTTTATCATCCATCACATTATTCCAACCATTCACTATAAATGTTCTCACTGGATAAACTCCTTTTTCATATGTTACTTTTAATGGATAGTGAGCATCCATAATATCTTTAAACTCTATAGCATCATATTGGTCAATAAAATATCTGACAACAATATGATGCTTAAAGTAGCCTTTAACTCGATACATTAGGCTGCGTCTGCAAACTCAAGTGCAGACTCTAATGCGTTCTTTTTGCGGAGTTGATTACCACCGAACCAAGATGAATACAGGCGGTTGTCGGCATTACGACCTTGTACATGATCTGTAATGAATGTGACTGAGTTGAATGCTTGCCACCAAGAACCTTCACCATACTCAGCACCTGGCTGTGTTTCTAGTACATCATGCGCAAGCTTTGCATTACGTGATAGTGTATCAACCGAGAGTCCTTTACCTT